CAAGATTCTTTACACTTGGATATGTACATAGACTCTGTATCTGCAACACATTTCGTTGATGGTATAGGTAGAAAACATTATCCATTTAATAAAACTATTGCGACAATTTTAGTCGAAGACGAATTGGAATGTCGCTTACAAGAACCAACACCGGAGGATAAAAATGACAAATAAAATAGAACCACCTATAGGAGAACAACCAGAAGGTAACTTAGATGCTTTAGGTAAACTTGATGAAGCAACTAAAAAACTTTTTGCTAATCTTGATAGACTGGGTGAAAACATAAAACAACTCAAAGAAGAAAATAAAAGATTAAGAGAGATATGTGGCATAACAGTCTCTGAGGAACCATTGATATTAACAAAAGACATGGAGGTTAAAGATGGACAT